AACAAAATAGTGAAGCACTAATCAACCTAGTGCTTGGCTACTTAGGCGGACTTGCTAGCGCCATAATATCTTTTTACTTTGGCGCAAGCCATAAAGGTGATGACTAATGGCTAGCTCACCAGAGGCATTTGTATATAAGTGCAAACTCAAATCCGTAACGGATGGAGATACAATTCGTTTAGAAACTATAGATCTTGGCTTCTCAGTGCAACTTCACAACAAAGCTGTACGAATAGCCAAAATTGACACCCCAGAATCTAGGATCAACATAAAAAAGTATCCTGAGCGCACTAAGGAAAAAGAGCTTGGTTTATTAGCAAAAGCAAAATTGAAAGAATGGTTGGTTGGTGATATAACATTAAGATCGTATGGCACTGATAAGTATGGAAGAGTTTTAGGTGATGTATTCTGCGAGCATGGAAATGTTGCAGATTTGCTTAAAAAAGAAAATCTTGCAGTTGATTACGATGGCGGCAAGAAAACAAAAAAATGGGGATAATAAAATGCAAATTTCAGAAGAAGGCAAACAATTAATAAAAAAATTTGAAGGATGTCCTACTGACGGTGACATGGCTGTTAGTTATCGTTGTGCCGCCAATGTGCCTACAATCGGCTATGGCTCAACTAGATACAAAGGCAAACCAGTTAAAGATGGGATGAAAATATCAATGCAAGATGCTGATAATTTATTAGCTGAGGAGCTACACGAATATGAATCACATATTAAAAACATGGTGAAAGTGCCTGTAAGCGAAAATCAGTTTTCTGCACTCGTTGCTTGGTGTTTTAACATAGGCCCTAGCGCAGCTAAGGGTAGTTCAGCTATAAGATTACTGAATGAACAAAAATATGATGAGGTGCCAAAGTCTATGAAATTATGGAATAAAGCAACTGTAAACGGTGAAAAAGTAGTTTTAGAAGGCTTGGTTAGGAGAAGAGAGGCTGAGGCTTTACTATATGAGGGTAAAGAGTGGCACGAAGTATAACCTTATGTGATACTTATGCTAGGCGTTTTACGCTTAGAGCTGAGTTGCAAAAAATATCGTCGCTACCTTGTTTCTCAGCTCGATTATGAGCGATGTATCATTTAAAGATTTTGACATTTTATCAGAGCAAGATAAGGCAGAGGCAGTAGCTCTACTGCAAAGATACGACCAACTAGAAAAACAAGATGACTGTCAAAAGGATTTTATAAGTTTCATAAAGCACATGTGGCCTGATTTTATCGAAGGTAGGCACCACAAAATTATTGCAGATAAATTTAATAGAATTGCTGATGGCAAGTTAAAAAGACTCATAGTTTGTCTGCCACCAAGACATTCAAAGTCGGAGTTTGCGTCAACCTTCTTTCCTGCATGGATGATGGGCAGAAAAGGCAACTTAAAAATTATACAAACAACACACACAGCTGAACTTGCAGTGAGGTTTGGTAGAAAGGTTAGAAACATAATTGATAGCACAGAGTATCAACACATTTTTCCTGAACTTAAGCTACAAGCAGATAACAAGTCAGCCGGGCGTTGGACAAGCAATCAAGAAGGCGAGTTTTTTGCAGCTGGTGTCGGTGGTGCTATTACAGGTCGAGGTGCTGATTTATTAATTATAGACGATCCACACTCTGAACAAGATGCACTTTCGCCTAAAGCGTTAGAGTCAGCTTATGAATGGTACACCTCTGGTCCACGACAGCGTTTACAGCCTGGTGGCATTATAGTGATAGTAATGACTAGATGGAGCACTAAAGATTTGGTTGGCAAGGTTCTCAACAAACAAGGCGATGAAAATGCAGATCAGTGGGAAGTTGTGGAGTTTCCTGCGATTATGCCAGAGTCAGACAAACCATTATGGCCACAGTTTTGGAAAAAAAAAGAATTACTAGGTGTAAAAGCATCATTACCTATATCTAAGTGGAATAGCCAATGGATGCAAAATCCAACAGCTGAGGAGGGATCTATTGTTAAAAGGGAATGGTGGAATCGTTGGGAAGATGAGGATGTACCACCTTACAGTTATGTAATACAGAGTTATGACACTGCGTTTTCAAAAAAAGAGACAGCTGATTATTCAGCTATAACAACATGGGCAATATTTAATAGAGGTGATGAGAACAACGACGAAATTATATTGCTTGATGCAAAAAGAGTTAGGTGTGATTTTCCAGAGTTAAAAAAACTTGCTTTAGAAGAGTATAGATACTGGGAACCAGATTGTGTATTGATTGAGGCAAAAGCATCCGGAACACCACTAACGCATGAACTACGACGCATGGGTATACCCGTTACATCGTACACACCAAGCCGAGGACAAGATAAAGTAGCGCGCATGAATAGCGTTGCTCCTATATTTGAGTCAGGCATGGTATGGGCACCAGAAGATGATTTTGCAGAGGAAGTTATTGAGGAGATGGCGTCTTTCCCTTTTGGTGATTATGATGACTATTGTGACAGTGCTACAATGGCTTTGATGAGATTTAGACAAGGTGGTTTCATATCTTTATATGAGGACTATCAAGATGAGGTGAAATTATTAAGGAAGAACAGGACAGTTTATTATTAAAAACTTATGCAACTAAGTTTTTGTGGGATGGCACTGAATATGTTGGGCCATTAATACATGCGCCTAGTCTTGAATCAGCAAAACTTATTGCAGAGTATCACGGTCTTTTGCTAGATGGAGAATTAGAGGCTATTATAGGCACAGAAATATATTTTGAAGAAAATCTTAAAAATAAGGTGATACATTAAAATGGCTATTGATAAATTAGGCACCAACAATGATCCAGATGTAAAAGTTCAAGGATCAGCAATAAATATTGTTCCTGATACTACGAGAGACGAGCAAATACAAGCCGCAGCACAAGTGTTGGTAAATGAAGAACAAGTCCTACTAGATGATGAAATCCAAGCACCAACGCAGCCACAAATGAGTTTTGATGCTAACTTAGTTGATTTTATAGATTTAAACACCCTTGAAAAAATATCTAACGATCTTTTAGATGCAATAGATTCAGATAAACAATCTAGATCCGAGTGGGAAAAAACATACACAGATGGCTTGAAATACTTAGGCATGAAATTTGACGACACAAGATCGCAACCGTTTGAAGGCTCATCTGGCGTAGTTCATCCAATCTTGGCAGAGGCAGTCACACAGTTTCAAGCGCAAGCCTACAAAGAAATGTTGCCTGCGAAAGGACCAGTAAAAACTGAAATAGTTGGCGCTAGAACCATAGAAACAGAAAGCCAAGCAGAGCGTGTTCAAGAGTTTATGAATTATTACATTATGAACGAGATGGACGAGTACGATCCTGAATTGGATCAAATGTTGTTTTATTTACCACTCGCTGGCTCTTGTTTCAAGAAAATATATTTTGACTTTGTATTAAACAGAGCAGTCGCTAAGTTTGTAGCGCCAGAAGATCTCATAGTTCCGTATGAAGCAGCAGATATTAGTTCAGCTGAAAGAATCACACACTCCATCAGCATGTCTGCTAATGAAATTAAAAAACAACAAGTTTCCGGTTTTTATGCAAATGTAGACATAGGCTCAGGTTCATATAGTGAAGATTTAGATGAGATTGAGCAGGCTATTGATGAGATACAAGGCATTTCACCAAGTTATAAAGAAAATAGAAACAGGACAGTTTATGAAGTTCATACAGTATTAGATATAGAGGGTTTTGAAGATTTAGATGCACAAGGCATGCCCACAGGTTTGAAATTACCATATATTGTAACTATTGAGGAAGATTCGCAAAAAATACTTTCAATACGGCGAAACTATAAGGAAAACGATGTATTGAAGAGTAAAATTAACTATTTTGTTCAATATAAATTTTTGCCAGGATTAGGTTTTTATGGTTTGGGTTTATCGCACATGATTGGCGGTCTTTCTAAAGCATCAACTTCTATTTTAAGACAACTTATTGATGCTGGTACTTTAGCCAATCTTCCTGCTGGTTTCAAAGCAAGAGGTATGCGCATTAGAGATGAGGATGATCCGCTACAACCTGGTGAATTTAGAGATATTGACACCACAGGTGGATCTCTAAGAGAAAACTTAATACCACTACCAATAAAAGAACCTAGTAATGTTCTCATGCAACTTTTAGGTATTTTGGTTGACTCCGGTAAAAGATTTGCAGCTATCGCTGACATGAATGTAGGTGATATGAACCAAGCGATGCCTGTTGGTACCACCGTTGCTTTGCTTGAGCGTGGCACTAAAGTTATGAGTGCAATTCATAAAAGATTGCATTATGCGCAACGCATAGAGTTTGGTTTGTTAGCAAAAGTGTTTAGTGAATATTTACCACCAGTCTATAATTATCAAGTCGGCAGTGGATCACAAGAGGTCAAACAGATGGACTTTGATGACAGAGTTGACATCATACCAGTCTCAGATCCTAATATTTTTTCACAAAGTCAAAGAGTTACATTAGCACAAGAGTTATTACAAATGGTGCAGTCCAATCCAGAAATTCATGGACCGACAGGAATATATGAGGCTTATAGAAGAATGTATGCAGCTTTGGGTGTAGATAATGTAGATGCACTTTTACAACCACCAGCAGACAATACACCACAGCCTATCGATGCAGGTCAAGAAAATGCTGGCTTACTGTTAGGTCAACCTGCTCAAGCGTTTGCAGAGCAGAATCACCAAGCTCATATCGATGCACACAAAAGTCTATTTTTGACCGATATTGTAAAACAAACTCCACAAATGCAAGCGTTGATAATATCTCATTGTATGCAACACTTACAATTTATGGCTATGCAAATGGCTCAAGAACAGATGCCACCCGAAATGCAGCAACAAATACAACAGATACAGGCACAAATGCAACAAGTGTCAGCACAAGAATCGCAACAAATACAACAACAAATACAGATGCTTATAGAGCAATTTAGCTCTCAAATTATGGCACAACTAGCCAATGAGTTTTTACAATCTATTGGTATGGGTGGTAGCGAGGATCCATTAGTTGAAATTAGAAAACAGGAGTTGGATTTGCGTAATAAAGAGCTTGACATGGAATCAGAGCAATTTGTTGCAAAACAAACGCAAAGACAACAAGAAAAAATCATGGATAGTGAAATACAACAAGACAGGTTAAATGTGCAAAAACAAATTGCTGATGATAAACTTGGAGTAGCAGTAGACAGATTAAGACAAAATGCAGATCTTAAACTGCTTGAACTTGAAAATAAATTGAGAGGAATTAGATGACGACATCATATAAATTAGAGGCACAAAAAAAACTAAAAGCTGAAAAAAAACTTTTAAGAGAACAAGAGGCGATTGAACAAAAAGCAAAACTTGAGGCAGCTGAAAAAGCACATCAAGCTAACATGGCTAGATTAGCTAAAAAAATGGCTAGAATTAATGGGGAAGTCGTTGAGGAAAAAAAACCTGTCAAGAAAAAAGTTACTGTAAAAAAAGCAAAACCAAAAAAACCAGCGGCAAAAAAAAGAGGTAGGCCAAAGAAATCTTAATTTATGGACGAAATTCAAGTAATCGATAACATTAAGAAAGTTATTGCTACTAGAGAGCAACAGATTCAAGAAACTCTCATGTCTGGCGGTTTAAAAGATATTGAACATTATAAATATTTGCAAGGAGAGCTTTCTGCTTTATACTATATTGCAAACGCAATAAGTGACATGGGAAAACAAATATGACGGCATCATCACAAGAGAAAGCTGTAAACAAAAAACTTGCAGAAGCATATATTGATCCAAGCGATAGAGTTTTGGATCCTGAAAAACTTGATGCTTCAATTTTAGAAAGGATGCCACAACCAACAGGATGGCGCATGTTGGTATTACCTTACGCTGGTAAAGCTAAAACAGATGGTGGCATCGTGCTAACTAAACAAACAACAGACCGTGAGGCGCTAGCAACCGTTGTAGCGTATGTGGTAAAAAAAGGACCATTATGCTATAACGATAAGTCTAGGTATGGAGACACGCCTTGGTGCGAAGAAAAACAATGGGTTTTAATCGGACGCTACTCTGGTTCGAGATTTAAACTTGAGGATGGTGCAGAGGTACGAATCATCAACGATGATGAAGTAATAGCCACAATTCTTGATCCAGATGATATAGTGAGCTTA